AAAAAAGATGACATTGTACATTTTGAGAGCACAGCCCCACGTGCTATGAAGCGCAATCATAGAGGAAATTATGAAACCAAATTGTTGTTGGAGATACGTGAAAAATTTCACTTTGGAACCACTCCCGACACCCCTGCTAATCGTGCTTGTATCCATAAGTACGCTGTTAAGTTAATGATAGATAAAAATTTGCGACTAACGGATCGCCGAAGAATATTGATGTTCATTGTTGATCGATATTTTGTACCTACGGCTGATGATCTATTAGGGCACCATTATTCTAGTTCATACAATGCTCTTGCCCAAAAGAAACGTCTTTCTGGCACGGCTGTAGATTATTGGTGGCAGAAGTACCTCAGGGTTGGGCGACGTCCCGGCCCTGGGGTTACTTCGGTATGAGGGTGCCCTGTTGCCTTAGTAGGTGGGGATTCTACGAGTGACTATGACTCTGTCATGAGTTATGGTTACTTGAAGGAGACTCACGGGTTGATACTAAGGCAATCGGGTGCCCTTGTACGGCCCCGACAGTTCCATGTTTTAGACGGGTTGGGTACGTCTAAAACAGTCGGGGCCTTTAATAATTCGTTAGAGAACGTCATCGCTGCTCTTGTTTTGCGATTGTTTTACCGTAAAATAGATGACGTGTATCTACCGACTTACAGTACTTACCCCCCTAACGTTAAAGCCAATATGTTGAATAAGTATAATCGTCTTTTGAGAGTCGAAGTTGATGGTTGCGCCGCCCCTATCCCTTGGGATCAATACCCTGGGTTGTATAGTGGCCGTAAGCGCCAGGTTTACGAACAAGCTTTCGCAAAGCTCTCTGAGTTGGGACTAGAGGATACAGATTCACATATTCGGATGTTTTTAAAGTTTGAAAAAGACATCCGTTCTGATAAGATCGATAGGGTTCCTAGACTTATATCCCCTTCGCAACCCCCATATCTCTTGGCTACTGGCTGTTATATTAAGCCGGTTGAAGAGCAAATTTACCACGCGATTGACCAGGTTTATGGTTATTCTGTGGTTACAAAGGGTATGAATTATGTGGATTTAGCTGCTGTTATTGCAGAAGACTGGGATTGTTATACCAGCCCCTGTTCTATTGACCTTGACGTTGCTAAGTTGGACGCCAGTGTTTATAGTGGGTTGTTGGTTAAAAATCACGAGCTCATCGCTTCATGTTACATTGAAAAGAGTGATGTCATGAAGTTGTTGTCAAAACAGCTCGTGTCCATAGTTAAAGGGAGGACAAGTGATGGTAGTTTTGCCTATAAGATGGAAGGATCTCTTTCATCAGGTCAGGTTAATACTTCTCTCGTGGGGGTTCATGTGTGTACTGGTATACTTTATGATGTATGCCAAAAATACCAAATAAGGTTAAAGAATGCAGGTGACGATAATAAGCTAACTATGCAATGGAGAGGTCCAGCACATGATAAGATTGTGCGGGGTGCATTAGTATCCGCTTTTAGAGAACATGGCATGGTTGTTACCATGGAGCCAACCGTGTTTGAGATCGAGCAGTCTGTGTTTTGTAAAACTCAACTTGTTTGGGTAAATGGTTCGTATCAATCCATTCGCGAACCTGTAAACGCCATGACTAAAGACGCAGTGTGTATAGACCGAATAGAAGCCCCCCATCTTAAAGCTGCTTGGGCACTTGCAGTTGCTGATGGGGGTATTTCTTGTCATGGTGGTGTTCCCATCATGCAAGACTTCTATGTATGCATGCGTAGAGAAGCAACTAGATATTTACGGTCCCTCAAGTTAGCAAAGAGACAACGTAGAAAGGTCAATAATTTTAAACTGAAGAGTTGGGAGGACCGATTTTTCAATGAGAGATTAGGGCGAAGATACGTTGAAAGCCTTGAGACTAAGACGCGGCTCAGCTTTTATCTAGCGACCGGCATACCACCCTCCCACCAGCAGTTGCTGGAAAAATACTATGTAGAATTGGAAATCGATTTTAGTACTGTAAGATCGAACCAATTGTTCAACCCATTAGGTTCATTGTACTAGTGGGGTTATGTCCTGGGATGACATGAAACTCACCATTGGGTCCTAGTGTGTGATAGCCCAAAACTATTATTTTAGTGCTAAACAGAATGCCAAGAGACTGCACGGCGCTTCTTTCATAGTTATGCTAGGATGTACAGTCCCAGTTCTGGTTCTGGTATCCAATACTAACCAGACCTGTATTGATGGTTCAAAAGAAGAAAAATAAGTCAAATAAACAGAAAGTTAAAAAGATCGGTCGCGTCCTCCGGGGTCGTGGTGCGTATAACGAGGCAGGAATTACTAAGGCTCTTGATAATATTAGCCTTAAAGCTGGTCCTTCATTGGGTCGAAAGGCTCTTAGGTTTGGTGGATCTGTCGTTGGGGGTCTTGCAGGCGCTCCTTTCGGCATGGGACAGCTTGGTGCGGCAGCCGGGCATTGGGCTGGTGATCGTTCAGCTACTCTGCTTGGATTGGGTGCTTATAATTTACGGCGTAATAATATTTCGTCGAAAATGGCAATGAGTGCAGCGGGTGTACCTTACATGCACTCGGCGTCTGAATCAGTACGTATGTGTAAACGTGAGATGATTGCTGAAATTATTTCTAGTGGTACTGCAAACACTTTTATTGGTCAGACGTTTAACCTAAATCCTGGTTTGTCAGCAACTTTCCCGTACCTGTCTCTTATTGCCGCTAACTTCCAAGAATATGAATTCCAAGGATTGGCATTTGATTTTGAGTCAACTTCTTCCATTGCTATTGCAAGTTCTACAAATGTTGGGTTAGGAACTATGATGTTATCGACTCAGTATCGTGCATCTGCATCCCCGTTTGTTGATGAAAGAACTATGTTAGATGAATCTGGTGCGTGTTCATCACGCGTCAGTGAGAATCTATTGCATTTGGTTGAGTGTGATCCTTTAGAAAATCCAAATCGTATATTATATGTTCGTACTCTTCCCGTACCTGGGGAAGATATTAAAACATATGATTTGGGTGTTACGAATTGTGCATCCACTGGTGTTGCAGGTACTAGTCAACCTTTGGGTAAAATTTGGGTCTCCTATGATGTTATTCTTAGGAAACCTCAATTAAATTCAACCGCCAATTTGCAATATTTGCATATTTGGTCTGGTACTAGCGTCTCGGCAGCCAATCCTTGGGGTAGTAGTTGGACTGTACTCGCAAATGCTTTGAGTGCTACCATAACTTCTACCACTATATCGTTCCCGATTGGTTCTATGAATGGTAATTACCTCTTTTTATTAAATTGGGGTGTTACTAGTTCGGGTGGTACAACTGTAGCATCCTATTTCACATATTCGTCAAGTGCCGGCGTATCTGTATTGAACGCTGGTGGTTCAGTTAACGCCACTGATGTGAATAGCAGTGGTATTACTAGTGGCGTACAAGTTGGCGGTGCGAGCGGACGTTTTTCATCAAGTTCATCTTTCTTTACTGTTGTTCCCACACCAGGTGTTGCACCTGTCTTCACAGTCAATGCAGGGACTCTCGGCAATGTTCAATTTGCTGATCTTTACATGTTCCAGTTACCAAATACCATTTATTAAAATGATGCGTCCAGGACATGACGTTAAACTGTACTGGCACTTTATGTCGTTGGTTATAATAAACACAACCCGGAAATAAACCGTAAATTTAATAGGTCGTAGGTGTATAAGGGTCATCCCTTCACCTGAATCCCATCTTTTGGTGGCAACCTGTGCCTTAGGTTCGAACAAAAATATTTTATACTCGGGTCCAAAAACCAGTGAACCCCAGTATTACTTTGTGAAATTTTAGGGTGTCTATATGATGTGTCTACCCCACATTGTTCAGGCTTTCACGTGATAACGTGAATAACAAGCATGTCCAGAGCAAGACTTAAAACTGCTTTGGGTGTAGGGTTTATCCCTAACTCGAAGGCTGCACATACTCAGTCGCTTGGTAGAGAAGCTATACTCTACCCCATAGATTGGGTAATTATCTCGTGTTGAGGGCACGTAAAACAATATCAAGGGTTCTAAG